AGTTGATGTAATTCATAATTGTTTCCACAATAAACACATGTACAATTGAAGTGCTCTTTAACAGCTCTTCTCCAGAGCTTCTTAGCGTCAGGACTTGTCATGGTTATTAGATTGTATAAATAATGGTTAGGGGTTGGTAGCAATGGGGTCAACGTCTTTGTGCCCCTCCTCTACCACGGTTTGATTTCCGTGATTCTCGTTTAAAAGATCCATCAGGTTGTTTAGATGCATCATCTGTAGAACCTTTTCTAATTCCTAAACGTTCTCTAGCTGCAGAGTGTTTACGCTTGTATTCTTTAGAATGAGCGTATTTACCACCTGGGCTATTATCTTTTACATGCTTAGCTCTAGACTTAGCATTAGTCCTATATGTTTCAGTTGATGATTTTGCCATACATCCTTTGGTTAATTAGGTCAGGGTCTACTTTTGGTAGTATATTAGCTAGTTTATCTAAGGGGTTACCATCATAAGCAATTCCACTAATATCATTAGTCTTAAGCCACTCACATGCGGCTTTTAAATCTTGAGTAGAAGCAGTGCCACTTCTAACCCGTGATAGGAATTCTTCTGTAACAAGGTTATGTAATTCGTTAAACTGGTCTTCAGTGGCTTTCTTCATTAGTCTTTAGTTCCTGGGAATAAATTCTTTTTAATTAACTCGACTGCCTTATCATCAATGGTATTATCAGTTGATGCTGCATAAGCTTCAAGTAGTTGTATAACTAATTCCTTTACAGCAGAAGAGCTGAGGAATGCCATGAGGACGGGTTTGATAAGTACGATCATTTTTTATTAAATGGGTTGATTTTTTGTATTAAAGATTTCTCTTTAGGTTTAGGTGGGTTTTGTTGTTTTAAGTATTCTTTTATAGATACTATATCTGAACAAATATGAGACACACGAGTTCCAGGTTTTATCATTAAACCTTTCTGTAATAATTTAGAGCAATTATCTATACGAACCAATTCGTAGTTTAATTGCATCTTTTCTTCTTGACGTTTACCAATAGATTTACAACGATCTTGTATTTCATTATCTAAAGGTATCATAAAATTTACTTGAAATCCCCAGTTCTCATTTTTAACATATGATTCATAATTAACTGGTATTTCAGGTTGAACATGATTACCCATATAAAAAGGGCTAAACGTCATTGTAGCACCATTACAAGAAATTGATGGTCCTAAATGTTGCCTAGAAGGTGCTCCATTGTTTTGAAATTGGACAGCTTGGTTGGTCACATTACCCGTTGCAGCTGCCACAGGATTAGATGTATTGTTTGTTTCGCCTTCTTCAGCACGAACTGGTGCTATTGCGAGAAGACTGACAAGGATGTAGTAGTAGAAGTAGTGTCGATATCTCTTGTTACTTCTTCTAGAGATAATACTTGACTGGCTGCTCTGGTTGTTATTTCTAACGTAAAAGGATCTCCAGCTGTTTCTATCTGGAATACTTGTCCAGACGCTGAAATTCCTCCAGTTGCATCTCCATTCGTTGTATCTATTTCTACATTTTCTCCAGTCCATTTGTCAATTTTTGATCCATAGGTGGTTATGTCTATTGTTTCTGTAATCTCTTGTGTTGTAGTTGTAGTGCTCTGCATAGAGCCTTGTGTAAAATTAGGTGTTACTAATTCTGCTCTTGCTACCGTGGGTGATATCAATAGGAAGAATAAAAACCATTTTTTCATTACTTTTGTTTTTCGTTACCGTTTTTTTTATTACCATTACCAGTAGTCAAACCAAATGTTGCAAGTGCTCCAGTAAATATCGATGCAGGAAACGTGATATCCCCACCTGGGCTTTTCTTTATCATAGGTATTTCTACGTAGTTTAATGTAATAATAAATCCACTCCAAACCACAACGCCAAGGCGAACAAATGTACCTAAGATTTGTATTTGGTGTTCTTGATCTTCTGCAGCATCTTTTAATTTACTGAAGAAACCTTTTTGTTTTTCTGTCGTTGCTCCTTCCATTTGTCAATTTTCTTTTGTAAGAATTTCTGAAGTTGTTTTTTTATTTTATCAAATAAAGGTTGTGCAAAAGTAGTAGCTGCTACAGCTGTAACCGCAGCATAAGTAGCTGCAGTAACTACTTCTGCAGTAGGTAATGGTAAAGGAAAATCAATAATAGGAATTGTAACACTAGGTGCTACAGGTTCTTCTGTATTAGATTCTGCCTTTACTCCTTCAGGTTGTTCCAAATCACTAGGTGGAACTACAATAGGTGGAAAGGATGGTATTTTAGCTGATGGTGGTTTGAATTCAATTCCAGATATAGTAGGTGCTTTAGGTATAATTAAATTAGGAAATGATAGCACGAATCATATCAACTCGCATTTGAACTTGCTATTTGTAACCAATTAGAACCATTCCATATTAAACAAATACTATCTCTAGTATGGTCTAAACTGAAATCACCACCATCTAATTGAATATTCCCAGTACCATCTTTTACTACTACAGTTCTTCCTGCGTTTTCAGCTAAAAGAACAAGTACTTGTCCAACTCTACCACCGTTAATAGTAGCTAAATCATCACTTGATGCATCACCTTCAGTATCTACACTATGATAATTCCCTGTTACAGTAATAACTCCACTAGCTATAGTTAGTTCTCCTGAATCACCTTCAGTGTATATTAATGGTTGCCATGTAGCACTTGAAGCACTATTAGTTGTTGCAACCCAACTATGTAATTGTCCTGCAGTTGGTACTTTTATTTGATATATATCTCCTTTAAAACCTGGTTCACTACTAGGTGCTGAAGCTCCTAATATTCGTCTTCCTCCTGTAAATGTAGAATCACCAGGATTCGTGCCACTTAAAGCTACAACATTTCTTGCTTCATCTAAAGTAACGTTATCATAGAAATATGTTGATCCAACTGCTCCATTATAAATTGTTTGGAAAGTAGTACAAGTAGAATCAAAAGTTCCTCCACTCATGTAAAGATCAACTTCATATGTAGAAGTTCTTTTAGTATATAAAGCCATTGTACTAGCAAAATGACAATCTTTTACTCTTAAATGACCTCCTTGTTCTATATGTATTCCTTCATCAAGACTCTTAAACTCACAACCTTCTACAATTAAATAGTTATTTCGAGATGACAAATCAGCTTCTTGGTAAATACCATATGTAGTATCTGCATCTTCAACAGAACTATCTCTACTAAAGACACAATTATAAAATCTTATCCTTTGATCTGTTAATGTACTACCACCACTATTAAAGTAAATATGAGCGCAAGCTAAAGTACTAGTAGCTTCTGATATTTCAGTTAATTCAAATTTACAATTAGAAAAAGTCAGATCCGATGCTTTAACAATTCTATCTGATGAAGATGTTTTTAAACCTATTTTAAAATGTGAATTAGATATTAAAGTATGACCCTCTCCACCTATATTAAAAGGTGCGCTTAAACTATTAATATTGCTCATTTTAACTGTACCACCACTTGGGTTTGTGCAATCAAAATCTCCATCAAGTTCTAAATTGGTAAATTCAATATCAACAGCATATGAACTATTATAACCAACTCCATCTACTTCTATATCAATACCTGTTTTATGAGTTTCTCCTCTCATGATACAGTTAGATGCTCTTACTTTTGAAGTTCCTCCAGTAACAACAATTCCGCCTCTAAAGCAATCTTCAAAGAAACAATTATTAATAGATACATCTACATTTCTATAAACAGAAATACCATCACCAACATTTTCTTTAAATGTGCAGTTATTAATTATTGCTCTTAATCTACCTGCTGAAGCTATATCAGCATTTAAGAAAATACAATGAGATTGGGATAAAGAATTACCACTAGCATCTTCATACCTATCATCACCAGCATCATAGGTATAACCAGTTCCAGTTCTATTACCATCAAATATTAGATTTTCAATAATTAATGGAGGACTATCATAAGCTTGATCCCATTGGTTAGCAGATTTAATAGTGATTAATCTGCTATTATTAGGTTGGCTATCTGCTTTTTTAATAATTGCATTACCAAATCCTAATAGATGCTGTCCTTCTTTTGCATGTAAACATCCTACTGTAGAAGCTTGATAAGAAACTTTATAAGTACCAGGTGGGAAAATAACAGTACCACCAGATGCAATTGAGTCTATAGCTGCTTGAATTTCTGCAGTGTCGTCGTTAGACCCATCACCTACTGCACCAAAGTCTTTCACAGAGACTACATCTTTTAATTTAGAATCTATAGTTCTAGCTGTAGCATCTGTACCAGTTTGAGTAAATGAAAGCTTAGAAGCAGCAATACCAGCTGAAGCGTTAACATCAGCATTAAGTATAGCACCATCTATTATTTTAGCACTTGAAATTGTACTATCAGCAACAGTAATAGTTTGATCTACTAATTTAGATTTTAAAATACCAAAGAAAGTTTCTCCAGTAGCTGGTGCTTCAGTAAATGTAATTGTACTGTTTGTAGGATTAACTGTATATGCAGTATTAGGATCTTGTATAACACCACCAACACTAATTGTAATATCTAAAGTACTAGATACTGAGAGATCAGTAGTAGTACCGTCATGATGTAAATCAAATGGCCCAGTTGTACTACCGTTAAAACCACCAGATATATCGTCTATTATGTACTGCTTAGCACCAGCTGATGAAGCATAAGTACCTTGAGATGTCCATTTAACACCATCATAATAATAAGCCACCCCATTAGTAGCATTATGTGTTTGTCCCGTACTTGGGGACGAGGGAAAATTTAATGTCATGATTATTATGCGTTTCCTAATGTTGTAACAGTACCACTTGAACCTTTATACTTTAACGCTCCACTTTCTACATATAGAGCACCACCACTAGAAGGGGTGCCAGGTACGGAAGAATTAGCAATATATAGTCCTGTTTCTTCTATTGCTAGTTTTTTAGTTAAAGTGTTTCCTACTTGAGTGAAGAATTCCATTTTAGAATCTGCACTTGAACTGCTTGGGTCAGTAATCTTTGTTCTAATAGCTGCATAATTACTTTCTGAATCTGCACTGTTATAACCAACCCATGAAATTTGACCTATAACATCGTCTGCTGCAGCTGATCCTGAAGGTAATCTTTTTAATTTAAACTCTGGTCCATTACCTGTTCCGTCATTAAATGATGTTATAGAATCAGGAGAAGAAATAATTACATCGGTTGTCGATAATGTATATAGATTCTTACCAGTAGGAATAGTTTCAAAACTATCAGCATCGCCTTGTTGACTTTCAATAATTTCTAAATTACTTACACCACTTGCAGCATTTATATATTTACCATCAGCTCCACCTTCAGCAGCTGTTGCCCCACCATCTAACTTAGCTTGTAATTTTTCATGTTTGATTAATATACCAGAAGTTTGCCCAGAACTACTTAAACCTGTTTCATCTAATTTAATATGATTTCTATTTGTATATTGAGTAGTTTGTGAGTCTCTGTAAATATTTTCAGAAATAACCCCAGCTGTACCAGATTGAATATAGAAATCTACATAAGTTCCTGATGTATCTGTTTGATTAGCAGTACTAAACATTAAGTTATTATTTAACCAAAAGTACTTTATTCCATCTAATTGGACTCCTGTTTGAGTGCAATTAAAATGTGAATTAGTAATCCATAATTCAGGTTCATTTGTTGTTCTTTTACGATAATAACCAACAGAAGATCCATTAACAGTAGTTTCAGTTATATAACCACCTTCTCCAGTAGTCCCTTCATCTGAAATACCTCTATGATAAGCACCATTTACATAGCAATTAGTAATATGTGCTTTATATGAACCATCAATATTCAAGCCTTTAGTGTCAGAGGTAGCATCAGGTTCACAATTAATAATAACATTACTAATATAATTTCTAAATAAACCTGAATATTCTAAAGGATAATCAATACTACCTGTGTTACTGCCTGAAAACTGATCGTAACCAATAAAGATATTTTGAGCAGAACCTCTTCTTTCTATTTGATTACCACCTTCATTCCCTACAAATTTAAAGCCGTATTCTGTATCTATACCATCAACAATAATACTAAAGTTTCTAATATTAACTGCACTATTTCTTACACCTGCTGTTATAGAAATACCACCAGTTGTGTTATTTATTTTTAATATTGAAACCCCTTCTCCTTCACCATAGATAGTAATGTCAACCCAAGTACTTACGGCTTTAGTTATTGCTGAACTTAATAAATAAGTACCAGCAGGAATAAATAAAGCTCCTTGTGTTTTATTTATAACAGCAGTTAAAGCATTAGATAAAGCAGTTGAATCATCTGTTGTTCCATCTCCTTTAGCCCCAAAATCTTTAATTGAAATTATATCTTTTAATCTATTATCAACAGTTCTTTCAGTTGCTCCAGTTCCAGTTTGAGTAAAATTTACTCTAGTACTTTTAATATCTGTTAATGCCATTTTACTAACCTTCTAATGTAGTTACTCTGGCTTTTAAAGAATCAATTTCAGTAAGAGCTTCTTTTAAAGCTTCAACTAAAACAGGAACTACTCCTGATGTAGTAACACTTTTAGCATAATTAGTCATTTGAGCTGTATCAGTTACTAACTCATCATTATCATTAAACATCCTTATACCAGTATCATTAATAACGATTTCTGGAATAACTGATTCTACTTCTTGAGCTACAAACCCATACTTAGTACCAGTTTGCATTTTTGCTTTATCTTCCCATTGAAAAGTTCTACCTTTTAAAGCTTTTATTTTATCAGTAGGATTTGAAATAGTTGCTATATTTTTTTTAAGACGTTGATCAGATATATCATTAGAAGCTGAAGCAGTTAAAGTACCATTAGCTGCTATTGAAAATCTAGCTGCACCTGCTACGTTATCTATTATTCTAAGAGTAGTAGCATCTGATGTACCAGCTCCATTAACATCTATACTATAAACCATAGTATCGTCTTCAGCTCTGGTAAGTCCTAATTCACCACCTTCACCAGAACTATCAGCTCTATGAATAACAACACGTGCATTAGATGTAGATAATTTTTTATAATTACCTAAACCAGAACTATATGAGTATAATTCTACATCAGTAGCAGTGGTTTTTATTTTACCTCTTCCACCTGCTAATATTTCTATTGTATCTGCAGCACTTGAATAAATACCTGTATTCTTGTCATCTGCAAAATATATAGCTCCTTGAGTTGTACTACCATCTGAAATAGCATTGCTACCAGAACTAGAAAATCTCCCAAGAGTAACGCTTTCAGTTTGTGACGTTCCGTCAAATGTTCTATAAGTCATAATTTTAATTAATTAGTTATCTCCATGAGAAATTAATAGCCATTGATAGCCATTGAATACAAGTGTAGCCGTATCACCTTCAGACACATCTATAGTAACGCCACCGACGATACCATTTAATGTACCACCATCTGTAGTATTAGTTAAAACTATATCACCAGCTTGTCCTACATAGTCCCATCTAGTAGAACCATCGGTAGTATTTGCTGAAGTTCCTGTTGGACCTCCTGATGAATGAGATGTACCAGCTGTATCACATTCGTAATATTTACCACTATCATTATGTACAACATCTCCTACTATATAAGCAGTACTTGCTCTCCATGCAGGGGGACCACTAATTGTTACTATTTGTCCAATTTCACCACCTGTTATTGTAGTTAAAGCATGTGTAGTACTAGCTGCTGAAGGTACTACTTGTTGATATTTACTAGTATCAATAGCTAAAGCTGTACTAGCTAATTTATTAACTGTTACAAGACCTGTTTTACTAGTAGCACAACCTGTAAATGTATTATATTTCAGTACATTATCAGCTATATTAGAAGATATAGGAGTAGTTAAATTTTCAAAGTCACATTGTACAATTGTTGATTTATCTGCTGTAGCTTGGATTTCTATACCTGTATCATTAGCAGCAGATGTATTATCAGTAAATGAACAGAGATTAAAATTGGATCTACCATTTCTAATTAATACACCTTTTGAATCATTACCCCAAGCTGAACATCCTGAGAAATTAGTAACTTCACCAGGATCAGAATTAGAAACATTAACAAAATATCCAATATATTGAGCAGCTGTTTGACATCCTATAAATGTAGTTCTAAGAGATGTCCCATCAACCCAGAATCCTAAACTATTAAAATCAGTAGCACTAGCACCACCAGCATGTAAAGGCCATGTATCTTGAGGTGTTGTGTTATCGGTTTCATCAAAAGTACCATTCTGTACTATTGTACTAACCCAATCTGCACCACATCCTATAAGAGTAACATCATTGACACTACTAAGATTAAAACCTACATAATATCCATAACTAAAACAATTAGTAAGTTTACACCAATCATTAACAGCTTCCAAGTTATAAGCTGTACCTTTTCTTACATTTTGTCTACCAGATAAACTATTTAAATCTGAATCATGAGCTGTTAAAAACGGCCAAAAATGACAATTAGAAATATAAGAAATATCAGTACAGTTTCTTATATCAATACCATTACTACAATCACCTCTAACAAAATCTATTCCAACTCTTTCAAAACCTGTTGAATAAATAGCTTTTAGAAAACCTAATATTAATAAATCTTTAAATGTTACTCCAGCACCACCAACTGTTAAAGCTGTACCAGAAAAACCATCAATGGTTTCCAATGCACCTGATAATACTATTGGTGTAGTTAAACCTTTACGCATTATTAATGCATTAGATAAACTTGCACTATCTGTAAAAGTAATAGTAACGCTTGAATTAATTATTAATTGACCACCCATGGAATCGTAATCAACTAGATTACTTTCACCATTAGCAGTTAATTCATCAACTCCATTTGCATGTGGACCTTTTAATTCAACATAATCTTTAACAGTTAAAGCTGAATCTATAAGATATTTTTTACTACCAAAATGAACAGTACCTCCACCTAAAGTAGAAACTGCATTTATAGCATTTTGAAAAGCAGTAGTATCGTTTGTTGTACCGTCTCCTACTGCACCAAAGTCTTCTACATGAACTATATCTTTTAGTTTAGAATCCCATCCACGTGAAGCACCACCTGTTTCAGTTCGTTGAAATGGTCTATCTCCAGTTGCATCAAATGGGGGATTAGCTTCTACCCATTGACTAGAATCTACATCTTCATAGTAAATATAAGTTCTACCACTTGTCGAATCAAACCATGTGTCACCTGAACTAGGTGTAGTAGGAGCTGTTGCACCTGCACTATGGTTAGCATTAGCATACTTAAATATTTCTCCTTTCTCTATACTATTCTGTTGTTCTTCTAATGCATATAATGCTTGTGTTTGGTTATCATTTAAACTAGCAGCTTTTACAGAAGAACCTGCAGCAAATACATTATTAGCTGTTGTTAAACTTGTCTCTCTATATATTTCAATTTGAGCAAGATTAGTTGGGGCGGTATTAAAATTAACAGTTGTTGGATTAGAAGTTGGCGTAAGTGTGTATTCAGTTGTCGCTTGTACTACTCCATCAACTTTTACTTTGATGTGATTAGTATTTAAATATGGAAATGTAAAGGCAAAGGCAGTTGTACTACCATTACCTGTAAAATAATTTTTAGTTGTAGCCATCTTTTAATTGTTTATTTATTTTGCAAGATATACTCAGGGTATGCGTCTTGCTTTAACTGATCAATATTACCTGCTTTTTGGTTGTAGTCAGAATTAATCTTTTCATATTCACGTTCTCTAATACCAGCTCTCATTTCATCAGGTAAGTTATCCTCTGCTACTCGCTTAGCTTGAGCATAAGCTTGTTGTAACCTAGAATAAATATTAGCATACTTAGCAGTATCTAATACTTCTGATGAAACTAAACCTTGTCTTTGAGCACGTATAATATTGGTAAAACCTTTAATACCATTATATTCTAATCTATTAGCATCTCTCATTATCTCACGTATCTTCTGTTGATAGATACCCATCTCACCTATCTTACTATTGATAGCTGCTATTTCATGGTTCTCTAAGACAACACCCCTTTGACTCATATTCATAGTTGGTGAACTATTGAATTCGATGTCAATAAGGAACTGTCGTTCTTTAGAAGGCTTATCATGGACCTTGATTGGACCCATGTTAAATAAACGAATAAAGAAGTTTTCTTGATAACCAACAGGTTTACCATCAATAGGATCTACTACAGGAGGTAAAGCACGTTCAGGATCAAAAGCATCTAACCAAGCATTCCTATTCCGTAAGTTATTTTCAAACTCACTTCTTAGTTGTCTTAGTTGAGGATACATTAACTTACCTAGTTCGTTTCTTAAACTACCCATAGGGACAAAGTTATTCAACATACTAGATGACCACCTAGAAGCTGCTGAACCGTTACCTTGTAATACATCAAACATAGGCTCTAGTTGAGCTAATGTAGATCTATTGGTAAGAGCACCACCAAGAATAGCAGTTAACTTAGTACCCATATCTTCTATCATACTAGAAGTTAAAGTATCTGTGTTATCTACAACATCAGTTGCTAAAGCTATCCAGTCTCCTATTGGACCCATCCATTCGTAACTAACTACTTTGTTGGTACCAGGGACTGTACATGTCTTAGCTTTCCATCCACTTTTAATTCTTTGTCTTTGTCTAGCCTTATCATAATGACCAGTGCCTGTGCATCTACCATTCATTGCAGCAAAGAAAGCTGTAGTAGTAAGTAAACTACCTATAGCTGCTTTACCTTTAATTTCATAGCGAAGCATCTGGAATGTTTCATTAGCAAACTCATCTACTGGTTTACCTTTACTTTGTAAAATCTCAGCAATCTCATCCATAGAGAAATCACTTACCTTCTTACGTCCTAATGGTCCCCACATTTTTTGATAATCATTTGAAAACACACCAGCTGGACTCCATTTACCAAACGTATCAATAACGTTAGCAGTAGTTCTAGGGAACCAAACAAAGGATCTAGCAGCAGGGAATCGTTTAATAAAATTATTAAATCCATCAACAATAGGTGAATCAGCGTTAAGTGCTATTTCACTAGTTGCCATATCAACAGCTTCATTACTAATCATTCCATTAGCATCATGCCATTTGTTATAGATTTCTTCAGTAGCTTTTCTAAGACTAGTTTCAGTTATCTCTTCACCAGATTGAGCTAATTTATTAAATGCTATGTACTTAGCTTCTGTATTAGCAACAACTGACTTAGTAAAACCGTCTAAGGCTGTCATGGAGTTACCTCCAAATCTAAGAACAGGATCTGTTGATATTGCATCTAGATCTTCAAAGATGTTAAGAAGCATCTTAGCTCCATCTTCACCTTCTTCACTAGAAGCATCAGCAAAAGCTCGTAATGCATCTAAACCTTTTTCAGTTTTAACTGCGATATCACTACGCATTACATAACTAACATCTTTAGGATTGGTTGAAGCCTTCCTAAATACAAGCCTCATATGACTGAATGCTTGTTGTAAAGTGTTGTCTAATGCAAAGTGAGCAACCATAGCTTTCCTAGCGTTAGCTAGATCACCTTCTGCAACGGCTCCAAACACGGTTGCACTACCTTTACCTAGCAATCCTGTCATGTTACCAGCAGCAGCCCTCATAGGCGTTCCTAGAGCTGATAGAGCAGAGTTAAATAAATTACTCCACATTGCCTTATT